AGGACGTGATCGAAGAAGGCACACAGCATGCCGAGGCTTACGCCGAAGCTGGCGGTCGCCATCGCACCGTCAAGGGTCGCTATCTTCGCCGGCCAGGACGCCGCATCCTTCGTGTCCGCCATGCGACCGCAGCGCAGAAATGTCGAATGATCGAGCACGTCGCGCACCGCCGTTTTGTTGATTGGTGGGGAGCTTGGTAATGGGCGTTGATTTTGCCGCTTCGGTCTATTCGCCGTGTTTCGATATGTTCGCGCGAACGATCATTATCTATCCGGTCGTGTCGCAGCCGGGCATTGCAGGATACGGAGCGCGTGGAATCTTTGACACCAATGAGACCGATGTTGTCGGGATGGATGGGTCGATCCTCACCAACGCGCGCACAGAACTCGATATCTTCCAACCGGAATGGCCGACCTATCCACGACAGGGCGATATTGTCGATATTCCATTCGAGGCGGACGTTGATGGCGGCACATTTCAAGTCGCCGATGTGCATGGATTCGGTAATGCTGGCGGCGAGTTGACGCTCATCCTTTCGCGCTACGAAGATGCGAAACTGCCGGGCTATCTTTTCCTCGTACAGAGCTACGCGCTCGGCTCTCCGAATTTTGCAACGCCAACGCTCGCACTCGCGTCAAATTACACGCTCGGCGCTCTCGATTTTGCAACGCCAACGCTCGCATGAATGGCATCATCACCAGCAGCTTAACGCCGGACTTGCATAGCTACAGCTATATCATTCGCGATGGCATTCTACAGCGCCTCAAGGCAGTCCCTACGTTCCAATCGATCAAACGCTGGGGCACCACGCAAATGCTTCGCGTGCAGCCGAATCAACTCCCGTTCTTTGGCTGTTACTTTATGCAAGAACAGCTTCGCCCCGATGGCGATTGGGATGCTGGAGCACCGCATTTCGTCAACGATTTGCAAATCGGTTTCCAACTGATCTTGGAAAGTGCCGACGAAGCTGTCGCCGAGAACAATCTCGATGCCGCCTATCGAACGTTGATGAATCTGTTGACGTACCAATGGTGGTTTCGATTCCCGATGCCTGCGCCGTTCCCGCCGGTCGAGATCGAAGGAATTACACGCGGGCAGCGGCGATTCAAATGGGGCAATCCTAGCATCACCAACGAGACGCCGGTCGGAGAATTACAGTGTGATCTGACGTATCGCTTCCGTGAGTTCTACTTGCCAGGGCCATTCGATGATCTCAGGCGCATCCACGTTACGGTCGCGTATCCATGGCCCTACGATCCGGGTGCCTTCGATCCGCCGTTTGTCATGCAATACGACATTCCGATTGAAGGCGAATGGCTGACGCAAACGCCTTACTGGTTACAGTCGCCTGTTTTCGCAAAGCCAAAGCTCGACATCGTGAGTTAAATCGAGCGCGGGCGACATCCGCATCACCGCTAAATCTATCACCGCGCGCCACAGGAGGCAGCAACATGAAAGTCTATTCGCTCAAGCCAAACGTCACAAAGGCCATCTTTCACCCCACGGGCCGCATCAGGTTCGACGCCAACGGTGTCGCCGACTGGCCGGATGACCAATTCACGCGCCGACGCGTCAGGGATGGCGACATCTCAGTGCGACCGCCGGAAAAGCAACAACCGAAAGCTTTATCACGCGGGACAACAAAAGCCTGACCTACTTTCTGCCGGTTCCCGTCTCTTCGCTTCGCTCTTCGCTCAACAAAGGAGGCTTAGATGCCCGTTTCGTTTAGCAACATTCCGAGCGGTTACGACAGTTGGAGACAGCCGCTATACTGGGTGGAGGTCGACAACAGCATGGCTGGTTTTCCGATCAGCCATATGCGCTCGCTTCTCGTCGGCATGATGATCTCGACAACTCCCTCGCCGCCTAACGCGAATGTCGTGCCGGGTATTGGCACGCCAGACGTTCCGATTCCGGTCGGCCGTCAGATCGATGCAGATAGGTTGTTCGGTCAAGGCTCGGAGCTTGCATGTATGTTCCGCGCCTATTTCGCCAATAACCGGGCTAACGAGCTATGGTGCGTTCCAGTGGCCGAGCCGTCAGGGTCAACGCACGCGACTGGTACCATCACGGTGCTGACACCGCCGGTCGAGGCTGGGCAAATCTCGCTCTACATCGCCGGCTATCCTATTCGCATCAATGTTTCCGCAACGGCGACCGTGAACGACGTGGCGGCTAACATTGCGAGTGCAATCAATGCCGCGCTGGAACAGCAGAAAGAATTGCCGGTGACGGCAACTGCGACCGCCGCCATCGTGACGATCACTGCAAAGTTCAAGGGCATCAACGGCAACATGATCTCCATGCGCGACTCCTACTACGGCAAAATTGGAGGGGAGGAGCTTCCAGTTGGCCTAACTTTGCAATACCAGTCGACGACGGCCTCGTACACCTGCACTGTGGCTGCGGTCGCGGCCGGCGGCAATGGTTATGTCGTCAACGACACGATCACACTAGTTAGCGGCGTTGTTCTTACGGTCGCGACCCTCACCGGTAGCGCAGTCGCTACCGCAACGATTACAAATGCGGGCAGCCTCACGGGAACGCCTCCAGTGAATCCGATAGCACAGGTCTCCAGCAGCGGCGCGGGCCAGGGAGCGACGTTCAACCTGACGTGGACCGCTGGGACCGGCACCACAGCGCCTTCGCTCTATCTCGCTGGCGGCGCAGGCATCCCCGACTTCACGAATGCCATCGCAAATCTCGGCGAGACCGAGTTCGAATATGTCGCGCTGCCCTATCAGGACTCCACCACACTCGCAAATTGGACTTATGAGTATGGATTTTCCGATGGTGGGCGCTGGGGATGGCTTCGCCAGCACTTCGGGGGAATCTACAGTGCGGTGAAAGGCAAGACCGTTGCCACTACACCTGCGGGCGGCTCTGGCTATTCCGATCTCGTGACTTGGGGCATCGATGTCGATCTCCCCGGCCACAACAGCCCGGTCTATTCCACGCTTGGCATCGAGAACACATCACCGTCGCCCGAATATGAGTGGTGCGCAGCATATGTTGGCAAAGCTTCTCGCGCGCTCTCGAACGATCCGGCAAGGCCCCTACAGACCTTGCATCTGGAAACGATACTTCCCGCTCCGCATCATGATCTCTTCAATCTGATGGAGCTTAACACTCTCGCCTATAGCGGGATAGCAACGCAACGCACGCTGGTCGCCTCCGACGGGCCGATGATATCCCGCGAAAGTACAATGTACCAGCTCAATAACTATGGATTCGGAGACGATAGCTATGAGTTGGTTACGACCCTTTGTACCTTAGCTGCGGTCATTCGTAACCAACGTCAGGCCATTACCTCGAAATACCCCAGACATAAATTAGCGGATGATGATACGAGGTTTGGCCCGGGTCAAGCCATCGTGACTCCAAAGATCATCAAAGCTGAACTCATCGCCGAATACGCCGTCGATGAATTCAATGGTCTGGTCGAAAACCTAAGAGCGTTCAAGGATAACCTTATTGTCGAAAGGGATAGTCTGGACCCGAATAGGGTAAACGTTTTATACCCGCCAGACCTCATAAACCAGTTGAGAATGTTCGCTGTTTTAGCCCAGTTCCGCCTCCAGTACAATAGAGGAATCGATGCAGCGTCGCTCGCGTAAGTAAGTCAACTTTGACGCCGCTAACATATAAGTCTATAATGAGGGAATGGAGCGAAGCTTTCGCAAACTCGCAAAGCAGCAAGGCTTACTGGTTTACTTTACTGGTAAGCCTTGCAAGTACGGCCATTTCGCGGAGCGTCGTACTGATAGCGGTCTTTGTTGTGAATGCGCACGAATGCGAAAACGTCGATTGCGCGCACAAAAATCTGGCTATCGCACGCGCGCAGAGATCGATGCCGCTCGTGATGCGCCAAGGCGGCAATGCACAGCATGCAAACAAGTGTTTCCGCAGACTGATGGGTTCTTCGTTTTGTTGAAGAACGAACCAAAAAATTGGACTGGTTGGTCGGCCGAATGCCGCGAATGTCGCAACAAGCGATTTCGTGAGCACTATAGAGACAATCATGAGTATCACATCGCGCGCGTGACTGCGTATATACGCGAGAATCCAATTCCCAAGCGCAACCGCGACATGATTCGTTACATGCGTCGCAAGAAGCGTGGATGTCCGCCGTGGGCAAATCAGCGGCATCTTGAGACTATCTATGCCATTGCTGATTTGCTGACGAGCAAGACAGGCATTCCGCATGAGGTGGATCACTGGTATCCGCTGATGCATCTCAATTGCTGTGGCTTGCACGTTCCTTGGAATCTTCGCGTCGTACCGACAGTGCTCAATCAAGCGAAGGGCAATCGGTTGCCGGTTGACGCTGGCATCGTGCGCGACTGCACATCGTTGCTCTGATCGTTCTCAAGTTCACTTCTCTGATCTTCAACCGTGCTCGCGTGCGAGTGATCACGCGTGCAAACATAGGAGGTTACTTTGGGCCAACGCATAGCCGGAATCGCCTTCCTCAAGGTGGATTCTGATCTCTATCCACTTCGAGGCAACTTCACTGTATCTCCGTCACCAACAGAACGCGCAGGCATAGCCGGGCAGGATTACGTTCACGGTTTTTCTGAACTGCCTCGCGTTCCTTACATCGAGGGTGACGTTTCGCTCGTCCCCGAGCTTTCGATGGAAGACGTGGCGAACATCGTGAACAGCACGGTGACGGCGGAGCTTGCGAACGGGAAGGTGTACTTCCTGTATCAAGCTTGGTGCCGTTCGGCCTTTGAGCTTAATACTCGTGAAGGTCAAACGCGGGTGAGGTTCGAGGGAGTGAATTGCGTCGAGCAAAATCCGTAATTTGAGTTTCAGGAGGCAGGCATGAACGCAGCAGTCGAAAGTCTTCTGCGTGAAGGCCGGCTGATTGAAGCTGGCT